TCCTTATCCGTAGGTATTTCATCGGGTTCAGGGGCGAACAAATTTTTCTTCACTTTATCATAAGGCAGACCGTCAGTGACGTCTAACTCAGTGAAAAGTTTAGTATATTCTTCCCGCCTATAGGCGGGAAGAGGTTTAGTAATATTTACCAAATGCCTGTTCTTCTCTCTCTCACTTTCATAATGAGCTAAAAACTGAACTAATTGCATAGGCGAATAAGACGGAGCATCCACTCCTCGAGGTTTTGGTGGTCCTCGAACACGCATAGTGGGGCCAGGTTGGGATTGCGAGTCCTGGCATCTCTTATTAGTATTAGCGGTAGATAACATACTTTGTCACCCTACCAGATGACAATAAGGGTCATTTTATAGTCTTAACCAGGACTTGTTTCAGCTTCAAGAAATACGCAAGCGTAACCACATTAGCAACTTATGGTTCCGTAACCAGTACAGTATTTCTCCTTCCAAGCAATAAGACAATCGTCAAATGACTTGGTTAGGTTCGAACAAAGGTGATCCAAATTTGCCTCTTTGGCAACTTTGGAAATCTTTGTCCTAAAATCCTCATAGTCTTTCCTACCATGCAAAAACATTTCCCTCAAAGAGTTATCAATGTTTGTGGCAGAAAGCTCACTAGGAGACATGAATTTCGACTTCATTACACAATGTAAGGACTTATAGATCGATGTTTTCTCTAAGGCTCCCACTTCGAATCCAAATTCAGGATCAAAACGAGAGTCCCTCTTAAGAAAACTAATCTCCCCATAAGGTCGAAATGCCGGATGAGTTCCAGCTTTATCAGGAGGAGTGTAGGTCATACCATACTCATCCATTCGTGAAGACATCACAATGTTGTTAAACCAACCACAATCTTTATGAATACTTCCTGTGGAATCATCTCCATAAAATATAGCTCCCACCATACTTCTAAAAGGAGGAATCGTGCTTCTATCTCCTACAAAGGAATCATAGTAAGCGGCTCGATGAAGAATTCCATTACTGATGTTATTAATAAACACAGTAAGGTTTTGGCCTGAAGGTTGTGAACCATTAAACCCTATAAGAGTTCCATTGTAGGCAACGGTGGCGTGTACCACATCAGAAACGAGGTGTTCCATAATACGAATATCTCTCTCACTATAACTAAGAACTTTCGCCAATCTAATAAAGACGGAGAAAGCAGATCTAGTTATGCCGGGAGGGAGTTTTTGATCATATGCCTTAAAATCTCCGGCAATGATACGGTCCTTACCAAATTGGGTGGCATGAGCAATAAGCTCAGACCATTCGGTACCGTAGGCATTAGTTCCCACGGCACACTCTGAAATAGTGGGATCTGCACAGAATATCGTGGTGATTGGCAGGAAATATTTTCGGAGCACCAATTTGTGC